GTGATGATGTCGAGCAGATCCTCGCGGTTGCCCGTGCCAACGTCGAAAGAGTTTAGGACGCTGGTGTTCGCTACAAAAGTCATGAGTTGGTTTGGGGTTCGGTGTTCCCGCACCAACGCGCAGCGACTCTCGGGCTTCGTTCGGTTGCTCTCGGCTACATGCCCAGACGATCGGCCAGGTTCTTATGCCAGAGTTGCGTTGCCGCCTTCTGGTCTTGAGGATCTGTCGAGCGCGCGAGCTCGGCCGCGCGTGCGGCGTCGTCTCGGATCTGCTGGACAGGATCTTCCTGCTGGTTCGGTGTCGGGATGTAGCGGGGAGCGGTCGAACCGCTACCGGGAGGGAGTGCTGGCGGTGGAGCGTTCGCTGGCCGAAGCCCACCAACAGATAGTTCTTCCGGGGTCGCGCTTGCTCGGAATGCCTGCTCGACTGAGCAGTTTGGATTCGCTCGTCTGAACTCGTCGATCAAGACGTCGTGCACCCCTGGGTCGTAGCCCTGGTAGCGCCCACTCAAGCGGCTTTTCTCCAGCTGATGGTTGCGATCTTGCAACGTCTGCAGCTGGGGTTGGACAGCGGCCAGAATTCTCTGCTCGCTGGCTGCTACCGCCTGCCCGATTCGCGCGTCGGCCATAACCTGCGCGCGTGTCTCGGGGTCAAGATTCTCCAGGTTCTGCTGCATGACCTGATTCATCATCTGCTCCTGCGCGGTGAGCTTCGCTCGAAGCTCCTCCACGGTCGTCGCGTTCTGACTCTGGCTTTGCTGCAGTTGCTGGAACTCCTGGTCTTTCGTTCGGAGTTGGGAGACGAGCGAAGTGATGCGTTCCTGCGCTCTCTGGGAAGTCTGCTCTGGTGGCTGCGGCGGTTCCTGAGTTGGGGCCGGGGTCGGTGCACCTGGTGCATAAGCCTGCTGGGCCGCTTCGCGCTGATAGTCCATCGCGCGCTGCTGCTGTTGCTGGTCATACGCCTGGCGTGCGTAGCTGCCCTCTGGGGGTGGAGCTCCGACAGGGTTGCCTTCGTCATTCACTGGCACTGGAGTTGGTGGCAAAACCACTTGCTGTCCAGTCTGCGCACTGAGCTCGCGACCGAGTTGGTCTTTGAGGTTCAGCGCCGCAGTATCGGCCCGCTGATTGAAAGCGGACTGTGCTGGTTGCGGTTGTCCTTCGAATTGGGTCATACGATTTCAACGGTGCGCGACTCCCGTCTCTGATTCAGCGCAAGTGCCGGCGCGACTCGGCTACAACGCAATGGTGACGGTAGTCCGCCAGCCAGGCACGAAGGCCGTCCCGGGATCAGTGCTTCCCGTAGCCCTTGACGTTGCCGCCGAGCCCGCTGCCCGGAACCTTCGTCCACTTGTTGTTCATGTCGGTCCCCTTGTGACGGGAGCCCGTGCTCGACTCGCACGCCGACATGGTCTTCTTGTAGCCGGCCGCCCGGTTGAGAACGCAGGCGTTGTCGCCCGTCTTGGGCTTGATCGCCCCGTAGCCTTCGTTGTTCATGAGATTCCTCGAGGTTGAACCTTGCCGTCTTCCTTCACGAAGAGCGCGCGCTCTTCGACCAGGCCCTTGAGACGGCTGGCAAGGACTTCTGTGTTCGTTTCGGTTTGAGTCATCAGCGACACGATCGCGCCGAGCTCGCGGCAGCGACCCTGCAGGATGCGTAGGTCGGAGTCGGTGCCGGCACTGAGCTCGAGCTCTTGCCGGCGATAGGCGCGGCAGTCCTCGACCGCCTTGACGAAGTCGGTCCAGCCACCACTGCCCTTGAGCATGAGGATCTTCTCGGCCAGGCCGACAGCGCCACGCAGGTTGTTGATCTCCGCGTCGAGCCTGCCCACAGCCAACCGTTCCTGGGCCTTCTCGTCCCAGAAGTCGTCGACGGGCTTGAGCTTCTCGTGAATCATGCTGCGCCTGGGTTGGGTGCGTTCTGCTGGGCGCTCTGCTGGGTCGCGGCATCGTTGCCGTCACCGCGCTCGATCTCGTTGCGCCTGACCTTCGGGGAGGTAGGAGCCTGGGTCGGAGTGCCGGCGCCGGGGATGTCGACGGCCGCGCCGTCGATGCCCATGCCGCCGATGGATTCGGGCGGCGTGATCTGCATCGTCGTCGCCACCTGCTGCATGTCCATAATCATCTTCTCTTGCTGCTCCTGGGTGATCGCCAGGATCTGCATGTGCTCGGCGACGTGAGCTCGAGCTCGAGCAGCGGTGCCCGGGTCGTGCTTCCACAGTGCCTCGAACCGCTCGCCCTTGAACTCCTCGAGATGCACGAGCGCATGGCGCAGATGGTTGTCGTCCGCGCGCACGGGAGGGACGTTGGCGTGATACCAGATCTCCTGCTCTTGGATCGCGCTAAGGAGCTCTGCGGCGTCCGGTGGGACCTGCACGAACTCGCCGGCGTTGCGGATGTCGAAGCCGTGCTCGAGCACGTGCGCGAGCAGCTGCGGCCCCTTGATCGACTGCGGGCCGTAGACCTGCGCGAAGATCGGGATCCGGTCGAGCAGGTTGACCAGCTGCTGCACCTGAGTCTGCTTGGTGAGCAGCTTGAAGCTCGCCAGCGGCTGCACGACGAAGCGGCCGATCAGCTGCTCGGGTCCGATGGTGTAGCGATCGGTGTAGTTCAGGCCGGCCGATCCGACCTCGCGAACCACCTGCTCGTAGCTCAAGAATTGCTGGTTGTTCCAGGTCATCTGATCCAGCATCGGCACGATGATCTGGAGCTCGTAGTTCGTAATCATCGGCGACATGCGCAGCTTGCCCTGGTCGATCTCCGAGGTGTGCTGCGTCGCTGTCTTGCCGCCCTTGCCGAACGGATCCTGCGCACCCATCGACGGCGAGCTCGTGCCCGCGGTCTCGCGGATGTCCATCGTGAGTTGGTTCTCGGCCTTGAGCGCCGCGTCGCTCACCTTCGGCACGTGAATCGGCGCGATCGACTGGCCGACCACGGGCACGCGCAGGCACAAGCCTGGCTGCAGGATCAGCTGGCCGTCGGGGATGTTGGCCTGGTCCGAAACCTCGAACATCGGGTTGGCCTCGAGTTGCGTCGCCGCCATGAGCAGCTGCCGCTTGACGTCCTTCTCACGCGACAGCCTGGCGACCATCTCGATCGCGCCGATGCCGTAGAACTCGTCCTCCAGGTCGATCGGCTTCCACGCCTGGTAGGGCTTCTGCTTGTGCCAATACGGGTTCTCGGTGATCCGCGCGATGATGCACGGACCGCTCGGTTCGATCACGACCACGTTGCACTGCTTGGTGGTCAGGTTGCCGTTGTCGTCCTTGATGACCAGCGGCCCCCACCAGTCGATGACCTCGTAGTGCGGGATGTGCGGCGCGTGCGAAGCCTCCTTCGGATCGAACACGCCATAGGCGAAGCTCTTGCGCTCCTTGAACTCGTCGTCGAACGCGGCGCCGGCGGTGCCCGGGTGCTCCTTGAGCGCCTCGAGTCCCGTCCAGTGGCCGAGCTCGCCCATCTCCTTGACTTTGTAGTCCGGCCAGGACGACCGATCGGCGCACCACTCTGCCTCGTCGATCCCGCTCGCGTTCGGCGCGGTCAGGAAGTCGAAGATCGAGACGTTCTCCATGAAGTTGCCGTCGAACGTGAACTCCTCGCTCTTGATCTCCTCGAGCTTCACCTTGCTGGCGCCTGGGATGTTGGGATCGGCCTCCCGCCGGCCGACCCGGTAGGTCATCTCGCCGACCTCCTGCTTCCACCAGAGCTTCTGGATCTGCGTGCCGTAGATCAGGCCGTCGCGGATGCCGCGGCTGGCCTTCTGGCCGTGCGACATTGCGCGCAGCTGCTTCTTGCAGATCGCCTCCTGGCTCTTCGAGTTGTCGTCGTGCTCGAGGGCCTCGGCGTAGAGCCTGAACCAGGTCTCACTCCCGAACAGCGTTCGGAAGATCTGCGGCTGCATCGTCTCGACGATCTTGTAGGGCTCGGGGGAGTGCAGCGGGATGCGGCCGAAACTGAACTCGTTGACCGTCTCGCCGCGGTAGAGGCGGTAGAGGATGAGCCACTTGTTCCGCAAGAACTCCATGACGTTGAACACGTCCTTGAGGCCTGCCGTCACAGCGTATTTGGCGCGCAGAGCGACGTCGGGACTGGACGCCAGGTTCTTGTAGCCGACCGACTCCTCGTAGAGCCTGGCCGACCGCTCTGGGGTGCTGTCGCCGGCCCCCTGCTCGGTGAGCTCGTAGGGGGCGTAGTTGGCATCCACGCCTTCGCGCTTGCTGTAGGTGCCCATGCCGCGGCTGCCACCGGCAGTGCCGGGGGACTGCGAAACCGTCAACCCATCCATGCCGCCGCGATCAGCCATCAGAGCAGCCACTCCTGGGCTTTCGGCTTGCAGAACTTGTTGAGGAGCTCATCTTGGGTCACCTTTTGGAGCACGTCGTAGATTGGACCGTCCCAACCTTCCATGGCACGGGCGCGTCCGGGCCAAGTGGATTCATACCACGATAGCCAGTCTAGCGCACGCCGCTCGTCGTAGATGCTGGTGCGCTTGGTCACCGGGTTCTTGTCGCCGAAGAAGTATCGACCCCCGCTCTTGAGGGTGAATCCAAGGAGGTAGATCTCCTCGGAGCCCATCAGGTGCGCGGTCTGGATCGTGTAGCCGACCGAGTTGCCGGTCGGGTGATACTCATCGGTGATGAGCTTTGGCATGTAGGGCGGGGAAACTCCGTTCCGCCTTACGCCATCCTCGCCGAGCACTGTGCCCTTGGGTCGAGCGATCGTGATGTGGTAGGGCTGAATACGCTTTGAGCCCACCTGCCGAGCCATGGCGGTCCCCTTCATGCTGAACACACCCTGACCGAAGATCCCGCCGTTGGCTACAACAACCAGGGAGTCGGGGCATCCACTGATTGCATGTCGCTCGGAGTCATAGACCGCCTTGTCCACGACATGCCAGATGCTGGGGACCAACGCTCGGAGGGTCCAGTTGGTGCCGATGACGAGTTGGCCTCTGGCGGCTTCAAGTCCTGGGGAGTCAACCAGTCCTCCGGCGCCCCCAAGGATGAAAACTGGGCGGCCGGCAGCGACTCCTGAAAGCCAGCCCGGACAAGAACCTCCGCGGCCCGGTGCCTGTAGCTGTGCCGCTGTGAAATCAGGTAGGAGCATTTGGATCCGATCGCCTCGGCCTCTTCGGGGTGTTCGATGTAGTAGAGCACGAGCTCGAGGAAGTGCTCCGGGTCCGACGCCTGGGGCACGCCGGGGAACATCCGAGCGAGCTCGCTGCGGTGGTTGTCGCTGACGACCAGGGTCCCGCACGCCGCCATCTCGAGGAACCGTGGGTTGATGTGGCAGGCCGGGAGGTTGCCGTCGTTCCAGAACCCGGTGCCCCAGCCTTCGGGGGGCTTGCCGGTGGCGAGGGTCAGGCCGGCAGGGACAGCGAAGGTCGGCGGCCGGTTGAGGATCCGCTTCTTGAAGCAGTCCTCGGTGATCCACGGCGCGCGATGCACGTTGAGGCCGACCTTGCAGTTGGAATACCACTTCGGGTGCGTCTCGTAGGGGATCCAATCCTTCTTG